CCCCTAGAGGCCTCCCAGTTCTACGGAACACTCCATTGTTACCCAGCATGATCAATACTGATTGCTGGGCTCAACCAAAGAGGACATTGTCGTATGGCCGTTAAGAGCAGAAATACTTCAGATTTAGTGCTTCTTGGCACTGAATATCTGCAAGGATCAGCTCCTACTCCTGTCTATACCTCGACAAATCGTCATCAAGACAATATGTTCGGTGGTGCAGAAGGACATTACGGCTATCCGGATTTCCCTCCCGACAAAGCAGTAGGTGGTGATTTTATCCTCAATTCTTGGAGGTTTAATTCACCGGTACTGCCTGTTGGGGAAGTCTGGCGTCAAGGAGGACCTCTCGCTCAGTATTATACTGGCGCGTTGTCTCCCAAAGGCGGGACTATCGGAAAAGTTGGTGGAAATCTTGCCACCATATCTTCTTCCATGGGTTCGGATGCATACAACAGGATGAAGCCTACGAAACCTGACTTTTCAGCAGCTAACGCTATTTACGAATTGCGTGAACTGCCTAGTCAGTTTCGGCAGCGTTTTCTTAAAGACGGACTTTATGCCATACCTAACTATTGGTTGGCACTTCAGTTCGGCTGGAAACCGCTGCTTGCTGATATTCGCAACTTTGTACTCACTCAAATGAGTGCTCAGAAGCGAATTAAGCAACTCCTGCGTGACAATGGCAGGCCAGTCAGACGGAGAGTAACTCTGTTTGACAATACGATTTCTGAATCCATCTTTGCTAGTACTGCATATCAGGTTATGACACCTGGTTTCGTTACGCAGTATTATCCAAAGCCTGGTCTTTCAGTTCTTCGTACTCGGGATTACGATAAAGGCTGGGCTTCTGCCCGGTTCCGATATTGGCTTCCCGATGGCCCCAGGGATATTAATTGGAGACGGGCTATGCTCTTCCGTATTATGGGAGGGCTACCGTCTCCTAGCGTCGTTTGGAACGCGCTACCCTGGACTTGGCTAGTTGATTGGTTTGTAGACGTCGGTACCATGTTGGAGAACATGGATGCCGGCGTTGCCAACCGACTAGCAGCCGATTACTTCTATGTAATGCGGAGCCGTGGGGGCATTCAAACAAATGAATGCACTCAATGGCTTTTCCGCAAAACTGGTGAAGTGTTTTCGGTCAATGGTACATCAGTGACTGAATGGTCTCATAAGACCAGAAGTCCTGGTGATCCCTTTGGTTGGAATACTGCTGAGAATAATCTCAGCGGTATGCAGTTATCGATTATCGGGGCACTAGGCCTGTCTCGACTTCGGTAAAGGCAATTTCTACCTGTAACCGCGTAAAGAAAGGAGCTTCTAGTGCTCGCTGATCCTCAATCTGTTACTATCAATGCCGTTGCTACCAGTTTGCCGAAGACCTTGAATGGTCCAACGTCAAACCAGTACACGTCGTCTGATGGTAACACCTCCATGGTTACGAAGCAGAATACTACTGCCTCTCGTTTCCGTCGTGAGGTCCGTCTGTCGCAGAAGAAAGTTGCGGCAGATCCCATTTCGGGTGCCAATAAGGAACTCGGATTTAGCGTGTATTTCGTCGTTGACGAGCCACGCTCGGGATTTACGGATACTGAGATCAAATATCTCATCGCTGCCCTGACTGGCTGGCTTACGTCAGCGAATCAGGATAAGCTCTTGGGTGGAGAATTCTAACTTAGCCCTTTTCCGGGCTTTGTTGGGTCTATCCATCCTACAACAAGTTATACTCACACTTGTTGTAATGAGATATTTCCGATAACTCGGAGTGATGCCTAGACGGTCCTACTTCCCCCTTTAAAGGAGGTTGTAGTGAAAAGACCGACCATGCTCGTCCAGGCTCTTATGGTTGATGCCATGAGAGACCTTGACTTGTCCGTAGAACGCGATCAGCAAAGAGTAGCTGATCGTTGTGAACACGAGGGGCTTTCGTTTTTAACGATTACCCTTCCTCAGCTGTCTGATGCTCTCGAGAGAGGCATCGAAGCCGGGACGTTCACATGTCCGAGTAGTTTTGCTCGGCATGGAAGTCTCCCCCGTTTTATGGGAGGTTTCTTCAAACGTGTGTTCAATAAGGATGGTAGGCTACTGCCTAGTCCGTGTTCTAGATCCGTGTTTTGGATCCGCCAGATCTGTAGGTTCTTTAAGAAGCCTAAGATCGAGTGTAGTCCTTCGCGTAATTTGAAGGCTATAGATCACTTCCTGGCTGTAGAAGGCGAACTCCGCCGTGACACCACTCAAATAGAGCGGAAGGATATTATCCTTGACAAGATTGCAGGAATCGTCTGGTCTCAGGTTTTTCCTGAGCTTGACTACCTTGATCTTGTTTGCCATCACGGTCCTGGTGTCACTGCTGATCGTCGTCTCTCTAACGAGAGGCATCGCATCAGTCAGTGGAACCATAGATCGGAGCTTACCTACCCCTCTGACTTACACTGCTACCCCAATTATGGGTACGCAGCAGCAGCCAGTAGTACAGGGGCAGGTATCGATGAAGTCAAAGGACCTGAATTCCTCGAATTAAGGGATGAACTCCCCGTTCGAATCGTTTTCGTTCCAAAGACTTTGACGACGCCACGAGTCATTGCTATTGAACCTTCACATGTACAATATATGCAACAATCCTTAAAGGATTATGTATATAGAGTCATTGAGAGTCATAGCCTGACAAAACATTCTATCCGATTTTCGGATCAGAGTGTAAATCAGAGACTCGCTTACCGTAGCAGCATCGATAAACGACTAGCCACGCTAGACCTGAAAGATGCGTCTGATCGAGTGCATTTGCACTTGGTTCAGCGCATCTTTAAGACCTCAGGGCTACTCCAGTACTTGGAGGATGCTCGTTCGTTGCATGCTACGCTCCCTAACGGGAAGAACATAGTCCTGACTAAGTATGCTTCAATGGGTTCAGCTTTATGCTTTCCTGTTGAGGCTATGGTATTTTATACCCTTATTCAGAGTGCTATGCACCAACTCGATGGGAGGCGTCCGAGTTCACGATCAGTCCGCGAATATAGCAGACAGATCGATATCTACGGGGATGATATTATTATCCCAGTAGAATACACGGACGTCGTCGTAAATTACCTAGAGAGTTATTCTCTCCGGGTCAACGTCAGCAAGTCCTTCCGAAATTCACATTTCAGGGAATCTTGCGGTGCGGATTACTTCAATGGTGAACCGGTTAATCCGGTATATGCCAGAACAGTTCCGCACGACGATTTACGACGCTGGGGAGCAGAAGAAATATTGTCATGGAATGCTACCGCAGACCTTTTTTATTTAAAAGGAATGTGGAATGTATGCCAGACAATACGTACTCTGCTCAGTCGAGTGGTGAGACGTACCATACCCAAATCAAGAACACTTGGTTCGGGTTTATCACACTTCAGTTGGATGTTCACTACGGATTGTCGATACAATCGGCAACTGCAGTGTTACCAGCAGAAGAGGATACACTACGATCCAATCAAAAGAAAGGATAGTATTGATGGAGACGACCTCGCCTGTTTCAACAAATGGGGACAGCAGCTTCATGCTCGCTATTCCGGACGAGACGATTTCGATTTCCATGCCGTCGCATGCCTGGTTAACAGGTTATGTAGGGCAGGAAGTTCTCTTCGACTCGACTTCGGTAGAGCTGAATCTGCGGACCCTTCAGTTGACACATCCCTCGGCGACGCGAGCATTCGCAGTCTTTCGTCAGAACTGTCAGACACTGGGGATTCCCCTTGTGTCTTTTCAGAACTGGCTGAGAGCTGCGACTCGTCGAGCGCAGTGGGAACACGACCGTCTGAAGGAAGCATCGATGCCGTTCCGATATGGTTCGACTATCGAGGCTTAGACCGACTCGGCTTCCTCACTGGGAGGTCCGAAGGTCTTACCTTCTCGCACAGTGTGGACCGCGGCAGGTTCAAGTCAAAATGCCGATGGGTTAGCCTCGCTGGCTAACGGACGGATTTCGTCCTGGAGGAGATG